TTCCTCAACCGGGTAGGTTTTGATGCGTTGAATTGTGGCGTAGCTGGATCCGCCAACCGATTGCGGGTCGGTATATCCCGAACCCGAGTTAGCCAACGGAATGAGCGTCATAGTGACTTGCGGGGTATTACTTCCCGTGGAGCCACGGAAGGTCAAGTCAGGCAGGATACGGTACACAAACCCAAAGTTGTGGCCGTCGTCAATATCGAATTCAGACGACGAGATGAAAGATTCCATTGCCACGGGAATGCCCGTGGTGTTGTCGTCTACACCGTACTCTTGATTGACCAAGGTGTAATCGTAGGTAGCCGCAACTGGGTTATCCCTGAGCCCGGAGTCCAGCCATGCGGTGCGCCCCATGGTGCCGTAGTACCAAATGTCTTCAAGGTAGTTGTACACCACGTACCTGTCAATGACCGTGGAACCTGAAGAACAGTAGAACCACCAGACCTCATTGAAACCTTCGCTGGTACTGGCAAAGAATTGAGCCCGCTGCGCCAAGTTAATGTCGTTGTAGACGTACTGCCGCAGATCGCACCGCAGGGTTTGCAGTCGGCCATCGTATACGTAGAATTTGTCTATCCCCATCCAGAATACGCGACCAGAACCGACAGTAACGGCATTGGGGCCGACAATCGAAATATTGTCACCAAGAATTTGCGACCCCCAGACAACGGGGGGCCCAAGGTACTGAAGGGAGTACACGGACGAGTCCGTGAGCACCACGATTTCCTGCCGGGTTTGCACAGCGGCAACAATCTCAGACCCGTGGGAAAGCGTCACGCTACCTGCTTGGTTGGTAGCTGCCGGTGTCCAGTTCGTCAGCGATTCTTGATCCGACCAACGAATCAACATCGGGTTTAGCGCCGCACTGCCGTAGTCGTTGGCACCGAACGCAAACACAAACCGGCTCGTGTCCGACACAAAGATGAAGTTTTGTATTGTGGGTACGTCTGACGCCCCGGACAACGACGTAAGCGCAACCCCGCGAGTTGTAACCCCGCCCGTGGCGTCCCAATAATAAATAGGGCCCCCACGGTAAGAGAAGATTAAGTCTTCCCCAAAGTTGTTCTGGCTCCACAAGCGAATATCGGCTGTGCTTGGAGTACCTACACCCCACGGCCCAGAGCCCCACGGGCCTGCACCCCATCCAGTCAACGGAATCGCATATGACGGGCCTACGGGGATTTGATACGCTGCTGAAACTGCGGCTCCGCCGCCCGGAGAACCAGCTACCGCAGTAGCGTTGGCTTGTACGCTAATGGTGATGGTGTAGGTATTCGGAGTAAGAACTGCATCAATGGAGAACTCTTTGTTCAGCACCGCTGCGGTTACGTTTGTGCCGACACCGCCAATATCAGTAGCGCCACTGAAGGTAACGTAATCCCCGGCAGACGCCCCATGCGAAGCATCGGTAACCGTGACCGTGGTGGAGTTTAGGGTTACCGCAAACGGGTTGCTCAACCCCGTGGAAGTTTTACGCAGCGGAGTAATGTCGTTATATGCCCCGCCTTTTTCGATGTAGAACTTGAGGTTGGTACCTACACCGATCAGGTTCAAACTGCCAAGCGTGACCCAGTTCCACAGGGAACGGCAGACGCCAAGGAATACGTTGTTGGAGATCGGGGCCCAACCGCCAATCTTTTCCGGGGTACCGGCACGGAACCGCACCTTGTCGCACTCGTACCAACCACCAACGGACTGCGTACCTGTACTTACCGAGCCCAATGACTCAGACGCATACCGTGTATTTTCGCGGTTAACCCCCGGGCGGAACAAAATCTTCTTGAGTGGCATTTCTTGTCCTAACTCAGAAACAAGGCCCGTTCGTCATTGCGGCGGTTCTGCAATCCCCGGAGGATTTTGCCCCCGGCAAGGCAATACTTCAAGAACTCCTCCGCAGCGCCTGCCATGTCTCCGCGCAGAACCTTCTGACGGAGCGTGCTTCGCTGAAGTGTGCCCAGACCGACATTGAAAGAGAAAGAAACAAGAGCGTCAAATTGACCTTGTGTAAGACTAACAGGGCAGAACTGCTGAACGCCGCGCTCAAAGCGTGCGAGATCACTTCGGAGGATTCCATCAACTTCTTCCTGTGTAAATGCCCGATTATCTTCTGGGCGCAGGGCTACGTTGTCCCGCTGCTCAATGGGCAGGCGGGCCTGATCCGGGTACATGACATGCCCCACGCCAATCGTCCACAGCCTTGCAGGGCAGCGGTATGGTTTCATCCGCACACCCTCATGGTGCTTGATCATGTCGATGGCTTTAGGGCTGACGTTCACTTGCCAAACGCCCTGCCGCCGAAGTGGAAGGTGATGATCGACGCAAACATGATGCGGGTGTCTTCGTCCCACAGCATCTCAGCCAGATCGCGGAAGGATGCCCCGGTGTTGTAGCCGTGGATGAAGATCAGGATGTCGATCAACACCAACAGCAGGAAGAAGCCCAAGGTCAGGAAGGAGCGGGTGCCCGCCCGGATGTTTACAACCCACTGAGATGCGCCCTTGCCGAGTTCGGCGTCATGGGTGTAGAGCGCCTGCATCTCAGCCTGTTGGGCGGCGATGACTGATTGCTGCACCGCAGCAGACGTTTGCATCTCGATCTGCTCAGTCTTGATCTCCTCCACCCGCGCCTGAGCCTCAAAACCCGCCTTGCGGAGTTCAAGTTCCCGCTCAGTCTGCAACTGAGCGAGGGCCAGTTCGTGCTTCTTGTCCTTGCTGTCCTGCCACATATCAAGCAGTTTGGGCAGACCGCCCATCAGGAAGGAGATGAAGGTGGATAGCAGGGTCAACATTACCTGATTCCTTTCATGCGTTCGTGTTCTTCAAGGAGTTTGACCTTCACCTGAAGTTCGTTGATGTCCTTGTAGATTTGTTCCTTCATGATCATTCTGCGTTCGGCAGAAATCGGGCTGTCTGTGGGGATGCCCTCCTTGGTGATGAGGGCAGGCATCTGGCCCTCAATCTTGGTCAAACGCTCATTGAAGGAATTAACTTGCCCGAGCAGCCACGCCAAACACATGACCACAATGGGGATGATTGCCTTAAGAATGTCTGACCAGTTCATGTGCGCTCCTCAATACCCACAGATGTGGCTCTTGCAGTAGATGTAGGCCGAGACAATGGCGTACACAACGCCTGCCAACATTGTGGCAATCATGGCCGACCCCACGATCACCTGAATAGTTTCTTCCAACTCCTTGCGGCGTCTGGCAGCGGCTTCCTTCTCCCGCTTGGCCTCAAGTGCATCATCCCGGTTCATCTGGTTGACCCGGATCATGATGTTCTCCCACACATCCGCATTGCCGGTGGTGAAGAACAGCATCTTCAGTTCGTCCTCAAACTGCTTCTGCTGCATGAGGGACATCTCAACCTGAATGGCGCGGCCCATGTTTGAGCCGCCCTTCTTCTTGGCTTCCTTAACTGCCTTGGTGGCTTCGTGCTTGGCGTCAAAATACTGCCCAAGCAACGGCCCCAGACTGCGAACGTCATTGACCGTTGCGGATGCCTTCTTGATCAGATTGACCGCTGATGACACAGCGGCCATAGCGGTAAACGGATCAATCATGATTTACACAAAGGTGCCCGTGTTGCCAGCGGGAAGCGCGGTTACTTTGTAATAACTACCGGTTCGCGGGGTAACAGTGCCCGAGGTTGCTTGAATTTGCAAATCCAAAGTTGTTGAAGCATTGGCTTGGATAATTGACTTAACCACATACACATGGTTTACGCCCGTGGTCAAAGAACCCGTAAGGGGTAGAGTTGCAGTCGTGCCGGTTTGCAAATACACCGCTGCCGTCTGACCCGTGCCAACGGTAGCGCCGCCGCCTACGCCCGTGCCCATATAGAAAGCGTTGCAGTTGGTGGGGCCTGATGAAAATGACAACCTAAATTGAACTGTGGCAGCGGTTGTCTTCAGGAAGTAAATGGTGTACTCAACCTCGTAAAAACCACTGGCATTTAAAGTAATACCAGATGAGGAGCCGAAGAAGTTTGCAAATCCCGCGTTGCCTGTTGCCGATCCATCAGCCGACAGTCTAAAATACTGCGGAGCGGGAAGGAAACCACGGCCCGTAGTCGTGGACGTTGTGCCATAAAACGCCGTGCCGTCATATTCAACGCCGCCTGCAACTGCGGTTGTTTTTAGTGCGGTGGCTGTTTCAAATTGCAGGGGCACATTTGTCGTTGAACCTTGCGACAACAAAAGGTACGCGCTGTTAGAACTACCGCCACTACTGGCAGACGGGCCAAGTACAGTCTTATAAAGGAATGCGTCATAAAGAAAGCCCGCACTGTTAGACGCCCCGCTAAAAAGAAGTTTGTAATCGTTATTTTGGATGGCAAATACATCTGCCCCGGCAGATGTGGTAAAACGAATATAATTATATGAGTCTGCGCTGGCTATTTTTAATGCCGTAGAATCCGCAGCCCCATCGCCAATACTAAACTCGTACCGCGCTGCATAGACGTTATATTCCCAACTGGCGGCTGTTGCCAATGCCCCGCTGCTTATGTACCATCTATGGGAGCAATTTGAACCGTTTGTCGCCGAACCATAGATAAGGTTAGTAACTGACCCGGAGCTACCTGCGGTTCCAATGTTGATGGTCTTGGTTTTGCCCGTAGCGGCTACGCCAGTGGCAATGTTTACCGTTTGGGTGTCCGTGGACTGACCAAGGGTAATTGCTCCCGTTTGCGCTGTGCCGCCAATTTTTATGGTGCCGGTGGCCGTATCAACCAAATAATTGGAAGACGCGTCAATACTCATAACCGCATTGCCGTTTGCATTCCAAGCATGCGTGGTTGTCGAACCTGCGGTTGCGGAGCCGTAGGTAATGTTGGTAATTGAACCGGATGCGCCTGCGGTGCCAAAATTGATGGTCTTGGTTTTACCCGTAGCGGCTACGCCAGTGGCAATGTTTACAGTTTGGGTATCCGTGGACTGACCAAGCGTCATCGTCCCGGTTTGTGCCGTACCGCCCGCCGTCCAAGTGCCGGTGGTTTGGGAGGTGCCGAAGTTCAATGCACCTGTGGACGTTGAAAACGTTGTCGGCCCCGCAATTGATTGCGTTACGTTGGCCGTGGTTATAAGCGTGCCGGTGGATGTCGGCAGCGTCAGGGTATTGTTTGCCGTCAGAGTGCCCGGAGTCAGCGTGGTAGTGTACGAAGACGTACCGCCCGCACGGCCCGACAACTGCACCGCGTCTTGCGTGGCTGCGGCCAGAGCCTTGATGCTGCCGCCTGTATTGGTCAGGTTGCCACCACTAAACGTCAGGGCAGTGCCAGTGGTGAGTACCGCCGAACCATCGGCGTATGCCACACCGTTTGCGGTCAAACCAGAAAGTTTGGAAGCGTCCGTGGTGGCAATGAGGGAGAAGTCCGAACCACTCCAAGCAATCAGGGCTGCTTTGCCCGCTGCCACCGTTACCCCGGTAGTTGCTGCACCTTTGATCGTTACCGATTGATTGGTTGAGGTGGCATTGCGGACAAGGTAGACCTTGCTAGTGCTGGGGGCCGTAACCACCAACGTGCTAGCCGGGTTGCCAGTGCAGTTGATGATGGCGTATTGAGCCGACCCCGTAGTTCCTGCGCTACCCGCCTGCGACAACGAGAAGCCGTTGGTAGTGGATAGCGTCACCGCAGTCTGCGCACCGCTGATGGTCTGCGTCCCGGCCACCGCCGCATCGGTGTATTGCGTGATGAAGTCGTTGACGGTATCGCCCCAAGTACCGGACAGTTCGCCAGTAACCGGGAGGGCCAGACCAAGAAGGGAGGTGTATGCGGTAGTCATTCAGGACTCCTAAGTGTTTGTAGTCGGGATCACAACCCATCCGGCATTTTGGGTATCGTCAATTACCACCCAGCCTGCGGTCTGCGTGTTCCCGATGACTTGCCATGTAGCCGTCTGCGTATTGCCTATTGTCGTCCACCCGGCTGACTGAGTGTCATTGATATTCTGCCAATTGGCGGTTTGAACATCGTTAACGGGCTCCCAGAACAGTCGTTGGGTAATGCTATCCGTTGCGGTTGAAACTTCAAAGATGGTGGCCGTATAGACCAATCCGCCAACACTGAAGTCCGTTGCAGTTGCGCTTTCTACTACCTGCGCCACGTACACCAACCCGCCAAGAGTTTGATCCGTAGCCGCAGCGGATTCGGCAATGCTTGCGGCAAACAGCGCGGCAGATTGTGTTGCGTCCGTGATGGACGCCGCTTCACTGATGGTTGTGCTAAAGACAATCCTGCCAAGCGGGGTGTCTGTTGCTGTGGCGGTTTCTGAAAGGCTTGATCTGAAGACGGCAAGGGCGGCTACTACGTCCGTTGCTGTAGACGTTTCAGAAACGCTTGAGATGAACGTGGCGCGGCTTGATACCGCATCCGTTGCCGTGGCGGTTTCAGAAATGCTTGGGGCAAAGGTGGCGGCGCTAGATACAGCGTCCGTTGCCGTCCCGGTTTCAGACAGGCTTGCCAGAAATGTTGCAAGGGCCGATACGGAATCTGTGCCGGTAGCGGTTTCAGAAAGATTAGGGTTGTAGATGCTGCCTGCTGCATCTACAACATCTGTTGCCGTGGCGGTTTCATTGACGCTAGAACTGTAGATGGGCGAATAAACAATGACGATTGCGCCCTGCCGACCAACGATACCGGCATAGGTTGTACCGGTGGTTGTAAATCCGGGGCCCCCCGAAGAGCCGCCATAAAAGCCACCATTCCGGCTTGTGTTTGCTACGTTAGTTGAGCCGCCAGAGCCGCTACCACCGCCATAGGTGCCATCTGCATCTGTACCGCCACTGCCCAAGCCGCCTGTAGCCGCAGCCCCGCCACCACCGGCACCGCCGCCGCCGTTTGTGCCACTCGCACCACTGCCACTGCCCCCAACGCCGCCGCCTGTGCCGCCAAAGTTGTTACCACCTGAGCCGCCCGTACTCGCACTGGCATTACCGCCGTTAGAGCCGCCGCCGTTACCGCCACCGCCGCCCGCACCTGAAGTCGCAGCCGAAGCATTGGGGAAACCGTTTCCGCCATTACCGCCCACACCGTTGGGGCCACCCGCGCCGCCGCCACCGCCGCCACCGCCCGCTTGTGAAGTCGTGGTAGTTGCTCCCGAGCCCCCGGTTCCACCGTTAAACGTGGAGCCGGTACCGCCTGCGCCGCCTGTAGATGACGGAGTTACTGCGCTACAAGAACCACCGCCACCACCGCCTGCTGTGTATGCGCCTGCGTTAAACGTGGTGGAACCGCCTGCTCCAGCAGTGGAACTAGTGCCGCCCGCCGCACCAGCCGTTCCCGCAGCGCCGATGGTGTAGGAAACTGTGCCGCCCGGAGTGGCAACAAAGTTGGTAATCTTTGTAAAACCGCCACCGCCGCCACCGGCACCACCCGCCCGGTTTGTTCCTGATGTGGCAGAACCCGAACTTCCACCGCCACCACCAAACATATAGATGGTGTTAGCCGCCGAGTTCCAGTTAGCCGGAACCGTCCAACTTGTGCCAGTGGTAAGGAGGATTGTTGCCATTACTCAGGCGTAGGCATGGGCGCGACTTGTTGTCCGTCCCAGTAGTAACCGTCAGGGATCTCCACCAGACGGCAGTTCTCAGGCGGCAGATCGGTAGGTTCTGCCACGATCATGTTGACGCATTCGTTTGTATCTAGGGCGATAACTGCACAGACCGTCATCTCAACACCTGAAGAAAAAACACCCGCCAAAGCGGGTGCTGTTTACATCAACCCCGCCATTAACCGGCCAGACTGAGGGTGTAGGTCACGTTCAGCGTATCGCCTGACACCACCGAACGGTCGCCGGGGGAGGAGAAGTCAGCCGCCGAGAACAGCGTACCGGTACTGCTGCTCTTGGTGTTGTTGCTCACCAAGAAAGCACCGCCCACCGTAGAGGTAGCGTTGATCGTGAAGGACGCCGGGGATGCGCTGTTAGTAGCCACCGAAGGGTTAGCCGTGGTCGCAGCGGCAAAGGTACAGGCAGGGCGGGTGGCATTGCTGTACGGTACAACTTCCGTCCAGCCAATGTGGGACGCCATCGTGTCCGTGGCGGCGGGGGTGTTGGATGCGCCTGCGCCATACAGACCCAGATACCAAGTGGTGATCTGAGCCACACTGGTCAGGGCCGTGCCGCACATGTATTGCAGACCTTGGTTCACCACAAGGTTAGGGGTTTCCAGTTCCCACTTGAGGTTGCCGTCCTTGTCGTAGCACTCGACCTTGAACTTGCCCATGGCCCGGAGTTCTTCCCCAGACCGGGTTCCTGCAATAAGACCGCTAGACACGATGTCCTGAGCCTTGGTTTTTTCGATGGACATGATGAACCCTCAGTTTGACGACCGAATCAGCGCGTTGGTTGCGTCGTTAGTCGGCATGGTGATCTGGAAGGACGTGGTGCACGTCTTGTCGGAGCCGAAGTCAAGCACGGCGATGGACTTGTTGCCCTTGCTGCTGTTGTAGATCAACGCGCAGCGAACCGTAAAGGCGGCAGGGCTCCAAAGCACATTTGCAAAGTCTACGTAGGCGGTGTACCCGGAGGAGTTGATAGTTACCCCCGTCAGCGTCTGCCCGCCCGCCGTATACCCCGTACCGGTGATCTCACTAGCAGTTGTATATACCGTCGTGTCGGCGTTCAGATCCGCATTGGCCGTATACAGGGCGATCTTGAGCACATCGGTACTCAAGTCATGGACGGCCTGATACAACTCCTTTTTGAAGGAGGTGGTCTGCGTCTGGACGATGGAGGACATCAGTTGACCTCCACCCTAACCTGACCATCACGGTACGCATCCATACGCTGCTTGCCGTCACCCAGATTCTTGAGCAGGGTAATCGACTGCAAGTACATCTTCTCGTACAGAGCAACCATGTCCTGTTCGCCCTTCATGAAGCGAATAGCCTCAACCAAGGCGGCGTTGAGCAACGCAGAATCAAAGTTGTCACCCAGCCACGTCGTACCCGTGGGGTTAAGTACCGTGTCCGCCATAGACACCGGGTAGTAGAAGTAGTGCAACTCCACGTCCAACGCGGCACTGGGGGTGGGCCCGAGGATGAACGACAGTTCGTTTATATCGTCAGACCGGGGGCCAAAGATGGCGTAGTATTTAGGCGTGCTCTGCGTAGACGCGCTGGGGTAGGCTTCACGGATGAAATTAACGTCCTTGTTCAGCAGGTACGTGTAATCCCCGGAAGCACTGATAACTGCCAACGAATACACCGACAGAAAATCCGCAGGGCACTGTAGATACTTGTTACCCGCAGTAAGCGTACCCGTGGTGTTCTTGCGAAGGTTGGCAATCTGCACCGTGTTGTAGATGCGTTGCTCAGCCTGCTTGGTGAACAAAGCATATTCGTCATCCGTGAATGAGTTTTCACAGATGTCCGCAATATTGGTCTTCAACTCGGTGTAGTTCATACCTTACGCCATCGGCCCACGAGCCATCGTGCCTTTGGTAGCGCAACCGGTGCCGCGAATCTTGATACCCGAGGTCTTCGGTGCGGGGTCATACCCCTCACGGTTGATGCTGCCAACCGACATATTCACCTGCTTGGCCTTGGTCGGCTCGGCGCTGTAGCCGTTGCCAATCGCCACTTTGCCACCGCTCATGGTGTGGGGCTGAGCATAGACTTCGGCAGCGCCGACTTCCTTGCCGCCAACCTTTTTGCTGAACTTAGCCATTACTTGCTCCTTTGGTTCATGGCACGGGCAAGATTGCGACCGTACTTCTTCATCTCCAGAGAAGTAACGCCACCCTGCTTGAACCCCTTGCCTTTGTGCATGCGGGACTCGTGGGCTTTGACTTCCTTGTCGGCAATTGCCTTGACCTGTTTCTTGTCCATGATTGCTCCTATGTCGCCGTAATGGTGACTGTACCAACAGACGTAACCGCCACCAAGTAGTTCGGGGTCAAACCTACATCATTGGCACTTGCGCCACCGACAGGATTCCAACCCCACTGAATATTTCTGGAACCACCGGATACATACCCGTCAGTTCCAACCCCCGAAGTTACATACGTGCTGTCGTTGCGGGGATTACGTACAGCCTGCGGATCGTCAACCGGATACATGCCCAACTGCAACTGCGGATGGTCAGGATCCCAACATTCATTGCAGACCAAGAGGTTGTAAATCTTGGTCTTGAGAACTTCCTTGCGGAGCGTTTTGAGTTTGAAACGCTGCCCACAGCGGTCGCACATGGCGATGCTGTGTTTACCGGAAGCAAACCGATTGCCCATTAGGTATAGCCCCCGCCGATGAATGCCTGCCGGGGAACAAACCTGATCGCGGCTTTCTCACGATCCTCATCCGATGCCAACTGCCACGCTTCGTCGTACTGGGCCTTCAGCATTTCCAGACGCTCCAACGCCTTCGGTAGTTTGATCGCCATGTAGTACGCCAGCCCCGCCACCATGCAGGGTACAAACCGGAACGGCACGTCCATGACGTTCACGCCCCCACCCGCGTCCTGCGTACGGCGCAGCCGCCAGTAAACAAAGGTGTACGTCTGGGTGTTGTCCGGGGTAGGCCAAACCGTGATGGCCGGAACCTGCTCCCAGTACACATCGGTGTTACTGATATGGGAGGCAGCGGTGGTGTTTTGCTGACCCCGAGCGCAGTTGTACAGCGTGTTGCCGCTGATGTACCCGTACCCAATGATCTCGTTGTCGAGCTTGATGAACCCTGCGGCGGGTAGGCCAACCACGGAGTCAAGGGTGATGGTGGTATCGGAAGCCGTGATCGCGCCCGACAGCTTCAGCCCAGTGGGCGAAGTCTGCGCGTTCATGCGCTGGATCCAAACCTGAATCGGGCGGGCCTGCTGAAGTTTGTTGGGGATCGTGGCGTACGTAGAAACGCTGATCCGGGTGATCGTCAGGTCGGCTTGGGTACTGGAGGAATTAGCACCCGTGCGGATGACATGCTCAATCAGGTCTACCGTGTCGTTCGGGAGTGCGTATGTGTTTTGTCCTGCGACCAAGGTAATCGTACCTTGCTCCATCGTCCACATATTGACCCCGCGATTAGCCCAATCAGCAAACAGCAGATTAAGGCTACGTCGCGCAGTGCGCAAATCGTATCCCGTACGGAGTTCACTGCCGCACCTTTCGAACGCTTCTTCGACGAGTTCCGTCAAATCAAGGTTGAACGCGGTAGAGCCGGATGTGGTCATGTCACTTCATTTTCTTCAAGGTTTGAGCCAGTCGGGCGCGTTGACCCATCTTGCCCGGAGCCTTGGCAGCGGCAGCGAGTTTCTTAGCGGGGATGGGCTTATCGCCCTTGACCCCAAGCGAAGCCCGCAGAGCACCCGGCTTCTTGATTGCTTTCTGAATCCACTTTTCAGCCATCACCGATACCTCGCTGTCTTTGCCGCCACCTTGGGCGGCTGTTTCACGAATTGCTTTCCGGTGGCTTTCCCCGCCCGCTTTGCACGCGTTGTTGCAGCGTACTCAGCAGGGCTAAGAGCTTTGATCGCAGCCTCTGGAAGGTAACGCTCTCCAGTTTTGCTGGAAGGCTTACCGGACTTGGTACGCCACTTCTGGGCCGTCCAGTCCTTCAGAGACTGCTGAGACTTCTTAGTCACGGTACCCGCCGCCCTTGGCCTTGTACTGCTTGGCAAGCAACTGAGCTTTGCGGGCTGACCACTGCCCTGCTGCGGTACCTTGCGTAGCCTGCCCTTTGATGGACTCAAACAGCGACTTGCGCATACCCGGCTTGGTGTAGTTGCCCGCTTCGTTGACCTTGGACTTGACATCCCCGCCTTCGGCGTACTGAGTAAAGTCGGTGTCGTCGCGGCGTGCTTTGCGCTTACCGCTGGGCATCTTTGAGGACATGATTGCCCCCATACCGCGTGAAGCCATCAAGATACACCTCCACGACGAACCATATTAACCACCTTGCTGATATGCGGTTGCCGCACCCCATATTGCGTCGCCAACTGCGATTGGCTAAACCGGGAAGAAAAATATAAACCGCGAATTTGCCCAACTTCCTTGTCGGTGAGTTTTGCCATCCCGTTTAACTCGCCAGTCTGTCGGGCGGCTCCACTGCGTCCCTTTGCCACCCGATCTGCCACGTTGTCTTTATTAGACCCCAAGAAAAGATGGGCTGGATTGCAACACTTGCGGTTATCGCACTTATGAAGGACATGACCTTCAAAATCCAATGACGGCATCAGATTTGATAGCCACGCCGACACACGGTGAGACGCCGTTGAATGCCCCGTCTTTACAGCAAACCACCCATATCCATGGGCATTTGTTGCCGCTTGCCATTCCCAACAAGCCTCCGGCTGTCCTTGACGAACTTTAGCCCAGAACCTGTCGGCAACGGCCATCATTACTTGGCCCTCCCGCCTTTGCACATGACCATGGTGCCCTTGGTCTTGCCGCGTTGAGCAATACCGTCAGCACGCGAAGAAGCGGAGCCACCAGAAGCGAACTTCTTCTTGTACACCTTGGACTGTCGCTTCTCCATACCGACTTCTTCGCCCTCGACGGGCTCCATCGGCATCGGGAAGTCGCGGGGGTTCAACCGTTCGTCCTTGCCAATATCCAACTTGCCAAGGCGCTGCTTGCGCGTCAGCGGCGGTTGGCCCGCAGGCTCAAGAACTTCTGCGCCGGTAGCCATCTCAGCACTTCCCGCCGCGCTTCATGCCGGTGGAACCGGCCATCTTGATCTGGGTGCCACGGGTCTTGCCCTTCTGCGCCACGCCATCACGGCTCGGGGCTGCGGTCTTCACAGCGCCCATCTTGGCGGTGGTCATGCCCTTGCTCATCAGCGGGCCACCACCCATTGCCATTTTCTTCATACCTTTCATTTCAGACTCCTCATGTTTGATCATGGACTTAGGGGCACCGGCTTTCTTCATAAAGCCGATTTCCTTCTTCACCATTGCCTTGGACTCAGCCATATCACCACCTTTTGCGAATTTACGGCCTTTGTCGGCCTTAGTGAACTCCTGCCCCACGGACTGTGGGACGCCTGCCTTCTTGGCAAACGCGGGGTTGTTAGCCACCGCCGCCATGAATCTGTGCTGCTTACCGCTAGTTGAGGGCACTTCGCTGCTCCTTCATGTACGCGTCCAGCTTTTCATCCAGCTTGTCCAGCCGGTGAAGCACACGATTGATGTCGCTGTGCACGTCGGTTTTGGTGACGTACTCCTTGGCGATTTCTTCCCGAGTACGGTTGAGAAGGATCTGAATGCGCTTTTGCTCGTCCGTAGTTAGCTTGACCCAGAACAGGATCAGCGCAGAGACAAAGGACAGCGCGGCGTTCCACAGCGTGATCTCCATGTCAGCAATTCCATGCTCTCAGGCTTTTGTTGATGCGGCTATTTGGATCGTTGGCGGTCTTGGCCGAGGTCAACTTCTTCTTCATGCCGGTCATTCTTTTGCAGAAGGAGTCGCGCCGTGGGCCACCTTCGGGCTGCGGAGCTTTCAACCCCGGTTTGCCGGGGTTGGCTTTGTTGTAGGAGGCGCGACCTTTGGCGTTCAAGCCGCCCTTGGGGTTCTTGCCCTCTGCTCGTTGCCATGCGGGTGTCTTTGCCATGATGTCAGAATTTGAATCCGAACCGAAGGACGGGCAACATACCTTTGCCGGGGGTCAGACTACCACCACCAGAAGCAAAGTTCCACCCCGTATTGTTACCTGCATCTACGTTTTGGGAACCTGTTGGCGCGTTAAAAACGGCCCCGCCAGTAGCGTTGCTGTCTTGGAGGGTAAGTTGGGCTGCGTTAACAATTCCACTGGCCTGCGACAACGTGGCTTGAACACCTGCGGTGGTGGATTGAAGATACCGCTGCGCCAAATTAGACGCGCCAGTTAGAAATGCGCCAACCGTCGTAGTTAAACCTGCGGGCAACTTCAACGTACCGTCAAGAAGACTTAGGGTTCCCGTAAGGTTGGTTGCGCCCACAAAACTCACAACCCGGCCCAATGCGTTAACACGCACCGTCGTTACGCCGATTGTGTTCCCGTTGGTGGTAAATGTGGTTGGGCCTGACGCAGACCCTGCAAGCACAAGCAGTGCCCCGGTAACTGACGTAGCCCCTGCACTTATATTCACGCTTCCGTAAGCGGTGGTGCTACTAAAAACGACCGCCCCAGTAAACCCAGTCAAGGTTATGTCCTTGAACATTTGGTTATTGAAGGACACCGTATCACTTGCGGTCGTGACGTTTACATTAAAAGACCGATCTTCACTAGCGCCCGTTCCGGGGCCAAGGATTGTGCGGGTGCCGGTTGAGCCAGAATAAGTGGCATTGATGGTTGGCGTTCCAGTAACCGTCAGGTTGCTAGAGTTATTGGTTGTCCAGATGGTTGCGTTGTTGCCAGTCAGCGTGATATTGCCGGTGCCAAACGCAAGCGTTCGGGTATTGGCGTTGTTGCCGTTGAACGTGCCTGTCGTGAGTGTGTACCCATTTAGATCAAGCGTGCCATTGGTGAGCGTACAAGCCCGTGTAGCACCGGATGTGAGCGCAGCCTGAAGTTGCCAAGTGCCGCCCACACCATTGAAGGTGAATGGACGATCAAACGTGACGCCCGCTGTGTTGATGGTCTTGGTGCCTGAAGTGGCAACGAAGTTAATACCCCCCGTGCCTGCCGTTTGGCTCATGCCGGTGGAGGCTTTGAAATTGCCATACACGCTGATGACTTGACCACCAGCAAGTGCGCCAGCGTAACCAGTAGGGTTCACGCCATCGGTGAAATCCAAATCTCGGTACGATCCAGCGTTAAGGGTCAGCGTACCCGTGCCGCCCGTTACTCGGAACGAAATGCTGTTAGTTTCCGTAACAGCAGTGGGGGAAAGGCTTCTAGACGTTGCTGTGGCGTTGGTCAGGATAATCAGCGGCGTACCTGTCACCGTCATGGCAGTGCTGCCAGTAAAGACGGCCCCCGTGCTGTTCACAGAAATCGTGTTGATACCAAACGCCAACGTACCGGTGAACCCGGTCATGTTCAACACTTGAATGGTTGGACTAATGTCCAGTATGGCTGTGCCAGAACCAGAAGCGGCATCAAATAACGCCTGATCGGCAGCGCCGGGAACAGACGCTCCTGCCGCACCACCTGATGTGGCTGACCAATTTTGGGTATCGTTCCAGTTCCCGGTGCCACCCGTGGTTCCAGTAGTAACCCAGTAACGGTTTGCCATGCCTTATTCCTGCGGCGGGTCTTCTTGCGGAGCGGCAGTAACGGCTGACAGCCAATTAGCCAACCGTTGCTGCTTCAGGGCTTCCAGTTTGTCACCAGACAAACCGTGATCATCCGGCAAATGCAGGGCATCGCTGAACACACCATGTTCGGTTTCAAACTGAAAGTCGATCTTCATCAGTAGATACGCAGCAGGTTGGTTGCCGTCAGACCCGTAGACCACACCCGGATAACCTGCACCGGAATCACAGACCCGGTTTGCAGACCCACGAACGTGGTGTCATCGCCTTGAGCAGTTGTCACCTTCACAGTCCCGCCACCCCCAACGTAAATAACGGAAGGGGTGTCGAGATTGACCGTGTCACTGGCGGTGAACGTAGTTGCACCGCCCGGAAACATCGGGAAGGTGGGCGAGTATTGAGTTTGCTTTCCCATACTCATGCCCTCCTAATTAGTTCTGGAAGGTGGTCGGGTTGGCAGCGCCGTCAGAGCCGCGCACGATGTACTCAATCACCAGTTGGCCTGCGCCTGCCGAGAACGAACCGCTAGAAGCCATCGTGTAGGTGATGATGGCGTCGGTCGAACCCACGTTGGCCCACAGAGCGCCTTGAGCGTCAGAGGTCGGGTTGAACGCGATGTTGGAGTTGGAGCCAGCGGTGATGGCTGCGCAAGTAGCGAAGGCCGTGCCGTTGTTGTACAGGGTGATCACGCCTGCCGTACCGGCAAACTTGGTGGTCTGCACCAGAGTAATGGCGGTAATCAGAGCGCCAGCCGGAACAACAAACGCCTGCGTGGTAGCAGCGTCGGTATAGGTAACCGGGTCAATCTGGGCAACTTCGGTAGCGCCCATGTTGCGGATGGTGCCAGCGGTAGTGCCGGTGGTGTTCTTAACGGTGCCCAGCAGCCACGGGCCAAGGTGGGTAGCGAATCCCATGATGGAGTCCTCAATCTGCGTTTGCTGTCTCTGAGGTAGCCCGCCTAGCCGGTCAGCAAACTGTGAATGGAATCTAGGTTTCCGGGTTTATACACCCGCAGAAACAAAAAGAAAAGGGGGGCTTGTGGCCCCCCTTTTCTTGGCCTAATTAGGCCGCACCGGGCGATCCGTAGATACCCAGCGGATCAGACACGCCGAACGAATAACGTTCGCGGGCCTTGTACCGGACGTTGCCGGTATCGAAGTCGCCGTCCATGCTGTTCTGGAGCGGCGTACGCACGAAGTGCTTCAGACCGTTGGGCACGTCGGTGGTCAGGAACCATGCGGTCGTGTCGGTCAAGAAGTGGTTAACGGTGTAACCCTCGGGGATCGAACCGTTGTTCTTCAGTGCGTTGATGTCGTTGTCGGTGGTGCCGACGCGCAGTTCCGTCTCAAGGAGGCGGGTAGCAACGAACATCAGGTTCGGGGGAACGATCAGCTTACGCGGCTTGGCAGCGATCAGCAGTCCACGCTCATCCGTCCAACCAGCGATTTGAATCACTGCGTTTTCCAGCGAGGTTTCGTTCAGATCGGCAGCGACAGACGGCGTGTTGCTGTTGGTGCCACCAGAGATCAGCGGATGCGCCGTGTTGAACAGGCTCACACCGTCGCCATAGGTCACGGCGGAGTTGAAGCCTTGGTTCAGAACAGCAGCAGCCTTGACCTGCTTGGTGTAGGCCATCGCACGAGCCAGCGCCTTGGTGTACCGGGACGACAGGCTGTCGTACAGGTTGTCCTCGATGGCTTCCTCGGTGATCGAGAAACCCATAGCGATGGTTTCGTGGTTGTAACGGGCCGTCCACGCTTCCTGCGCGTTGTCATAACGAATGGCAGAGCCTTCGTTCTTGACCGGAGCAGCGGAGAAACCAGAGAGCTTGGTTTCTTCTTCGAAGCTACGTTCCGAGGTTTCGGTTTCGTAGATCTCTTTATGCTCCTCGCCGTAGCGGGCGTACTCCAGACCGAACAGGGCGTTAAGACCCGGCAGGAGTTCCTTCAGTAGTTGGGCACGAGAAATTGCCATTTTGAATTACTCCTTATCAGGCCACAGCAGTAGCGAACTGGTAGCTGTGGTAGCCCTGATTCCACTTGACGAGGACTTCAGGGAAACCGACGAACGACAGTTGCGTTGCGGTAGAGATGGTGAGCGACGAAGAGATGGTCACCGTGGTGCCATTCACGTTAGTCACGGTCAGATACTGACCAGCGTAAGCGCCAGACGTACCCGGCACGATCATCTGCATACCGGCTTGCAGGCCAGTCACAGCGGCGGCGAGGGTAACGGTGGTGCCACTGGAGGTACCAGAGCCGGTCACGGTCACGCCGGTATCCGGCACAACGGCGACAACGCGGAAGGGCAGGGCGGTGGTTGCCACGCGGGTGTTACCCGTGCCACTGGTAGCCGGATAGCTGCCAGAGACGGCCATCTTAGAGTTACCAGTGGTGGTGCTGCCAGCGGTACCAGTCACGGCGTACACGTTGGTACCCACGAAGGTCTGGTTGGCATAACCAACGGCGGTAGCGGTGTTGGACAGCGTGTTGTAGGGCTGACCAACCATCACCACCTTGAAGACGGCGCTGGGATCATCCACCACATAGGCCGTGATGTCGTTTGCCAACACGTTAGCGGGCAGGTACTGCGAGAACAGCTTCTGGCCCGTTGCGGGGTTGGTGTACGAGCAGCCCATGAACACACCAATCTGACCGGCGCGGGCCGTCGTGGTGGTCGTGACACTCATGCCAGAGATGGCGATGGTGCCGGTTGCCGCGATTTCGACGAGATCGCCGTAGAAGATTGCGGTGCCGTAGTTGTAGGGCACAGGAATCTGGCGAGTAGCGCCCGCGTACGGTAGGCCGTTCAGTTCATTGACCGGCTTGAAACCATAGGGGGCGTCAACAATGGGGTAAGCCATGTTTGACTCCTAGAAAGATTAAGTACCTTTACCGAAAGTCACCTTGGACTTCTTGTCCGAGAACAAGGGCATCCGAGGATCGTTTTCGCGCATGAAGTTGCTATCGACGGAGTTCATCTGCGCTTCTGCCTGACCTTGATAGTAGGCATTGCGCTGTTCCGTCAACTCAACCGGGGTCTTGCACAGGAGCAAGCCGCCAATCTCAACGCCATCGGGAAAACGGCTGTTGGGGTTGGTCATGCTGAACAGTTTGGGCTGCGTTGCAGCTTTCACCGGCTCCCAGCCTTCGCGGAGTTTCGAAGAAATATTCGACGGATCAGGGTTGTTAAGCGTACTCAGGCGGATCCAACGAAACGCATATCCCGGCTCCGGTTCAGGATCGGGCAGAAGTTGGGGCGGCGTCCACATAAGTTTGGGACGCTCAGCTTGAGCGCGGCTTTCCAGATCACGACTTTGGCGAGTTTGTTCGGCCATGATTATTTCCTCATTTCTTCCGCAACCTTACGAGCATAGAGTTCCAACGGAACCCCAAGCCGCTTGGCGATTTCGACCTGTGACTTCGTAAGCACGATCTTCTTAGGCGCTGTGCTACGTGTCGCGGGTGCGACTACGTTGGATTTCTGTCGCTGAGTTTTGGGCGCATCAGCGGATTCCTCAGATCCAAACTGTTCTGGGAATCTGGTGCGTACGTCAGTGTCGATCCGTTGCCAGTATTCGTCACTTCCGGGCGCAATTCCGTCCCCAACCAGATCGTCGTGCAGTCCAAGTGCATATGCGGTCATGCGCTTGTTAGTCCCAAACCACTGATTTTGGCTTTGCCATGCAAGCAGTTTGGGATCTGCTGGCGGCTCTGGTTGAGCCGATTGGGGGATTTGTACCTCAGAACTTTCGTCCTGTAAAGGCTCAATCTTGAGATTATGGAGTTTGTCCTGCTTAATCTTGGCCGAAGTAAGTTGATCCTGCCAATAAGCCACGGCGTTGGAATCCCCGGCGTCCAGTGCATCACGCACTCTGGCCTTATGGACTTCAACTTCATCGTCGATTTGTTTCTTGGCTTGCTCATGCAGGGCTTGCTGGCCTTGAGACAGAGAACCCTTGAGTTTCTTGTTCTCCTCAGCAATTGCACGGGCGATACGGACGGCCTCTTCACGCTCCCGCAGGGCGGCTTCTTTTGCCCTGCGTTCCTCGTGATAACCCTTAGTAAAGTGCTGAATGCGCTTCTTGACGCCTTCGTCGTACTTACTGAGTTCGTCTTCGGTAAGCTCCTTGGGCGGCTCGGTCATGGGCTTGCGGCCACGATCCTGCTCAGGAGTATCGTCAACGACCTCAATCTCGGCTTCGCCTTCAACGGCAAACTCCACCTTATCCGAGTCCGCCGACTGTTTCTCGTCGGGGAACTTGAATTCTTCCTTGTCAGTAGCCATGACTTACTCCTTACGCACGGGTGATACCACGGGGATCCTGAACCACGGCTTCTACGGAATCATCATTGATGATCCGAAACTCCTTGCCGTGAATCTTGATGCGCGTGCCGGTGTTCGGGCGAACCAGAACGAAGTCACCCACCTTGCACGACGGGCCTGACGGAAACCGTTTCTCGTCCTTATAGGCGTCCGGGCCGATCTTGACCACGAACAACACGGGTGACAGCACTTCTTCAAAGTGCATGGTCTGACCGGCCTTCACCAGTCCGCTGTCACCGAACTCCTCCTCAATCTCGGGGAGCACGCACAGCAGGTGGAACGTGGACGGATCCGGCACCTGACGGGCCTTTTCCTCCGGGGTGGCGGGGAGGACGGTTGCGTTCTCGCCGTCTTGGCTAACAAGGATTTCACTCATCTTCAGCTTTCTCCATACGTCGCACGAGGTCGGTTATGAAAGTATGCGCAAGGGAAAGACCCCGGATTTCCCCACACATAGACTTGTACTCAGCGTAATCACGCGCCGCGCCATCCACGAGCGCACGGGCAATAGATTCCCGGTGTTCCTCAATATCCCGTTGGATAACGTCGAACGCGGTAGTAGCCATGATTACGCCTCTGCTTTCTCCAAGGGTTTGAACGTAACTGGGTCAAACCCAGCGTGCTTAGACCAGATCCGAACGTAGTTACACACCGGTCGGTCGGGGCAGCTTTCGCACTTGTGGTTCTTCGTACTGTTGTTCTCGCCGTGGGAGCGGTAGGCGTACAGAACCTCCGGTATACGGACAAACTTGTGCTTCTCCGCAATCTGCAAGAACAGATCGCCGTCTTCACAGCCTTGGGTCAGCTTGGCGTTGTAGCCTTCGGTGTCCTTGTAGGCACTCATGCGGTACACACCAAAGTGCCGCCAGCCATGCGAACTCAGGTTAGGGCTTTCGTCCGGGTGGGCCCGGTATCCCGTGACCTTGCTCTTGATGTTGATGTCGGCCATGTCGGAATACGCCAAGGCCACGTCCGGGTTCGCCGCGAAAAACGCCATCATGTGCTCTATGGCGTAGGGATACAGCATGTCGTCCGCGTCTAGGTGGCCGACGAACTCCCCGTTCAGGTGCTTGGCCGCAGCCGCACGGTTACCCGGTGTCTTCAGGTTGCGCTCGTTCTGGAATGCCCGGATGCGGGGATCCGCCTCAGCGAGTTTCTGCGCCAGTTCCCATGTGCCGTCGGTGGAACAGTCATCGTTGATGACCAACTCCCAGTTCGTGTACGTCTGCTTGCGCACACTGTCCACAGCGGCTTTGAGATACGCCACATTGTTGTAGGCGATCATCATCACGGAGACGAGCGGGTCACTCACTCAGGCTTCTCCTTCTTGGGGGCCGAGCCCTTGTTCCGCGCCGCCATCAGGGCGTTGAACGCCCGGATCTTGGCCTGCTGCTCAGCGGTCTGCCGCGCCTCAGCCATACGTTGCGCGTGTGTCTGTTGTGCTTCCGTCAGCCGTTGGGCATGCGTTTGCTGCGCCGCAGCAAGCTGCTGTTGATGGGCTTGATCTTTGAGCGCCATCTCCTGCTGCTTCTGGGCATTGAGGATCTGGGGATCCACGCCTTGCTTGGCGGCTTGCGCGGCCTTGATCGCCAACTCTTGCTGCTTGATCTGCAAGTCGCCCTGAACCTTCTGCGCCTTGGTCTGGGCTTCCTGCGCCCGGATCTGAAGCTCCTGCTGCTGCATCTGCACCATCGGGTCTTGCTGCATCTGCTGCGCCTGCTGCTGTTGAGCCTTCTGCTTGTCCTCAGCCAGCAACTGCTGAGCGCCTTGGGCAATGAGGCGCGACAGGTCAAGCTCGATCTGCTCAGGCAGCGGCTCGTTGGGCGGGGGCAGCGGCACGCCGATCTGCTCCTCCACCTTGGCACGGTAGGCAAACGCCAAGTGCTCGGCAATGTGGGCCTGAATCGCCGCCATCATCTGCTGGGCCATCGGGTTCTGGCCGATCTGTTGCGCCATCAGGGGGTCTTGCATCAGCGCGTTGTGGGTGGCGATGTGCGCGTCGTGATCCTGATAGATGAACGCCTTGGTGGGCTTGCCGTTGAGGAAGGCCATGTTCTCCGACAGCGGGTCACGCGGCAGCATGTCGTCCTCGATGGGCACCAACTTCTCGGCGTTCTTGATGCCCAGAACCTCCAACATCTGACGGTGCAGTTGCGGGAGATCGTAAATCTGCGGGGCACCTTGAGCCAACTGGATCGCAGCTTGGTACTGCATGATCCGTTGCGCCATCGTGGCGCTGTTGGGATCCGACACGGGGATGACCTCCACCATGTCGTAGTCTTCTTGCTTGGCCGCACGATCTCCTTCAGCCGGGTCGTACTCGTAGACCGACGGGGTGTAGTCACGGATGATGGCCTTCAGGAGTTTGAACTCCTGCTTCATGCTGTAGTGCACGCGGGCCTGAACAGCACTCATGGTCTTGAGTTGCCGCTCCAAGATCGCCAGCGTCGTCCCGACGGGCGCATTGGCACTCATGTCGCTGACCTTCATGTCCGCGATAGAGCCAAGCCGACGGCCTTCTTCCGTGATCCGCTCAAGCAATCCCGCCAGAACCTGTGACGGCTCCTTGTACGGCAGGGGCATGATGTTGTCGCGCATCGCCCCGGAGGCAATGTCCACATCCCGCCACTCGCCCGGGGCGATGGGTGTGTCATCCCCCTTGACCCGCAGACCCCGAGACTTCAGACCGCCCGGGAGATTACTGAGAGTACCGGCATCAACCAACTGCCGGATGAGAGAAGTGCCAGCACGAGCATAACCTCCAATGAGGTGTATAAAACCGAAGCCATAAGCCCCAAACCCGGGGATGTACGTGTACTGGACGAAGTGCTGGCGCTTGATTCGGTTTTCATCTTCGGGATCCCAGTTGCGGCGGATTGCCAAAACTTTGTTGGTACCACGGTCGATGGTGACGATGTACGGCAGGGCGATCTCGTCGGGGTCTTTGTAGCGGTCGCTGTCGATCACGAGATCAACTTGAATCTCCGCGATCTGGTACCGGTCGTCGTCCGTGAGTGCGTAACCTTGCTCGTCAGCCTTCTTTTTCTCAATGTCGGTGTAGATCCGCACCGGTTCACCAAGGTCAGCGTCAAGGTAGAACCCCGCCACTTGGAGCTTCTTGATGTCGTTCTTGGTCTTGCGCATCAGGTGGGTGACGCGCTCGGAGTCGGCGGCACTTGACGCGCCGTAGGGGATGATCACATCCTCAGCCGGGATGAACATCGCCACTTGACGGCCCAAGCCCGGGTCGTAGTACACCTTTTTGAACGCCGCCCCGGCCAGTCCGAGGTTGAACAGCATGCGCTCGTGCTCCGGGCGGTACTCGGTCATGACCTCCGTAAGTTGGTAGTTCATGTCGTCGCGCACGCGCTCGGCTGCTTCCTCCTTCATGCGGTCGATGGCACCGATGATCTCGGTCTTGACGGGCCCCGCAGCGGGGAAAGTCTCGATGATCGTCTCGGACTGGAACCGTACAGCAGCTTCGGTGAGCACCGTGGAGTACACACCACACGCGCCGTTCCACGGCTCCGTGCGCTCCTCGTACTTCATGCCCAGTACGTCCAAACCCTTGACGTACATCTCTACCCAGTCTTTGCGTGACGCGATGTCCCCGTCCACGTCACTCATGAGTTCGGAGGCAATGCTCTGCAACTCCGACTCGTCCATATCCTCAGCCAGATTGGCGTCGAAGTCATCCGTAAGGGACGCAAGGGGGGAGTCTGGAGACAACTCAACAACTACACCGTCAATACCCTCAAGCCCGTCGTCGCCCTCAATCAGAACCTCCGGGCTACCGACCTCAATCTCAACACCAAGGTCGCCGCCCTCCAAGTCCGACAGCCCCTGCGGAGCCTGATATACCGAAGACGCCATGCTATTGGTAGCCATATCTATTCCTTACTTCCGCGTAGCGCGGTTAGTCTTGGGGTTGTAGGTGAACTCAGACGCAGGGGCTTTGGCCTGACGGGAAGCGCGGTCAATCGCACGCTCCTGAGCCGTCATCGAGTTACGCGCTGCGCCTTGGGGAGTTAGTTTTTCCGTGCCGGGGTACAAATGCCCACGTTTTTGAAGAATGCCGACAGCCATATCCCGGGAGCCAACTTGCGCTGCAAGTCGGTCAATCAGTTGATTGCGCCCCATGAATTTGGTTGTAGCCATACGTATTAGTAGTATGAAACCTTACGCGCACGGTAATACGGCTCATTGTCCGCCTGATCCGTGGTAAGTCGCATCATCCCACCTTTGCGGATCCGCATCAACGCAAGCGTGCAGGCGTCCACCGTATCGTCATGCTCCCCTGCCGGGAAAGCCAGCAATTCCTCGACCACCGTGGATGCCCATGAGTTTTCGGGAAACCATATCTGCCCTGCGGCAAACATATCGGCCACGGCGTTTAGCCGCGCAATCTTGTCCTGCCCCTTACCCGGGCTGAAGTCCTGCACGAATATCCCCGAGCGGCGCATCTCGTCAATCAGCGGCTGACCGGACGCCTTGGCTTCCACGATCACCGAGTCGGGCTCCCACTCCTTAGCCTGCTCGATAGCCATGACCTTGAGTTCGGGGAACTCATACTTGTCCCGCACGCAGTTCAGCAGGATCACGTTGTCCACGCCCTTGGCGTCCTTCCACACACCCCACGTCTGGCACACCGAGAAGTCAGACCGCTCCTTGGTCGTCAGGGCCGTGTCGTAGGACTGGACGATGAACTCGATCTCCTCGGGCGGATCCTCTTGTGTCCACCACTTGATCCAATCCCGCTTGATGATGGCCGCTTCGCTGGCCGTGGGATTCTGCTGGTACTGGGCATACCACTGCCACATGATGTGGTGCATCGACGCCCGGGTCTTCTGCAACGCCTCCAGCGACCACTGCTCAGGCCAGATCGACTTCTCCTCATCGGTGTTCTCGTTGAGGATGGCCGGGAATTCAAACACTTCGTAATGGTCGCCGCCTTCGTTCATGGCGGTATCCTTGACCAGACGTCCGATCAGATCCCGCTGGTGCCAACGGGTGTGCAGCACGCAAATCTTGCCTTCAGGCATCAGACGAGTACGCAGACCAGCAGTAAACCACTCATAAGTGGCGTCCAAGGAGCCAAAGTTGGACGATTTCAGGTCTTGTTCCGAGTGCGGATCGTCAGTAATGATGAGGTGTGCACCCCGTCCAGCCAGCGCACCGCCCACACCAATGGCGAAATACTCGCCTCCCGCCGTCGTATTCCACTGGCCTGCGGCCTTGGCGTCCGCCGCAATTTGGGTTTTAGGGAAAATTTTCTGAAATTCGGCGGTCTGCATGAGGTTTCGCACCTTACGCGCCATGACCACCGCCAGATCAGCCGTGTGTGAGGCCACAATTACCTTGTGATCGGGGTTCCTACCCAGATACCACGCCGGGTAGTAGATGGAAATCATCTGAGATTTGCCCATCCGGGGTGCCATGGACACCGCAATCCGGTCTTTGTACCCCTTTTCCACGTCCATCAGCAGTCCGCCGAGCCGTTTTAGGTGCAAACCGAACTTGTACCGGGGGTCAAGGGCCCCGATGAAGGCCAAAAAGTCGTTTTGGCACAGGGAAACGCGCTTTCTTTCCTCCAACTCGTCGAACATCGCCAGAAGTTCGGCTGCTTCCTCCGTGCTCAAGCCCTTAATGAGCTTGTCGAGCATGGTCGGAGTGAGATTTTGGGGGATATGCACGAGTTTCAGGGGGGATCAGTCCCCAGTTACGTCGGTTACATCCAGTTGGGGGGTTCGGCTGAGCGATTCCGGTGAACTTGGCTCAAAAACTTCACCCTCGATGACCTTGGTAAGCCGTTCCCGCAGCATTTGCTCCAGTTCCTCAGTCGGACGGTGCCGCAGGGTGATCTCCGTCTTGTCCGTGAACAGTCCAACATCAGAGACTTTGCCCAACAACTCCAGAGATTTAATTCGGATACGCGGATCCGGGTTTTCTGTCTCTAGTATTAGGCGGTTGGTGATGTAAGTCCGCAGTTGGGCAGCAGACTTGACGACCGTGCGGTCGTATTCGTTCAGGAGCGCGGAGATGTGAACAATCACTTCCGGGCGTGACAGATCCTCGTCACTGGCGTCTTTCTGGCCGGTGAATACTGCACGGCTGGTTTGCCGGTCATCTTCTGACGGTTCGGGCATGTGCCCGAGTTCCATCAATGAATGCAGTGCGGAAGTAACCCGATCCTCTAATGACTCAAAGGTGGGTGTGAAATCCGCAAGGGGGATGTCAGTTTCGATTGTCGGCGTATACATGGCGTAAGCGCAGCCCTGTTGGGGCGGAGTATATGGTGAATTTCTGGGATGGCAAGGTGGTTTGGGACTCCTACCGGGGGGTGTTCCTATATAGAGGGGGGTGGGGTCTGAGGTTAGGGTTTTTACTTATA